CGCCCTGGCAAGAAAGTGCCGGTATGGGCCAAGACACTGCGAGATGCAAAGTTAGCAGCCGAAAGAGCGGCCAAAACGGAATGCTAACTCGCATACACGTAAACCAGCACGTCATTAAGGCCAACCGAAAGCATGGCCGGAACGATCCGCCGTTGACCGTTAAAGAATACAAGCAGAACCGCAAAGCTTACGAGGTGACAGTCCACGGCCCGAGTCGCGTGGTGTACCAGCCCGACAAGCCGCTATCGTGCGGGGCGCATGTTTGGATCGAGACCCGCGCCAAGGTCACGACCTCGTAGCGATGATCGCTGTAGTGGAGTGACAAGCTGTTTAAAAATACTAAATTAAGAGATCACCACGATGACCGATGACCGCAAAGCACGGGCGCTAAATGAAAACCATTTCGTTTCGTAGTCGCAAAAACGCAATCACAGCAGTAATTCAAAAACTAGAGGACAAAGGAAATTGCGACTCAACGGGACTTGCTAAACTCGATCGCGTCATGGCTGGTGGTTTGTACGCCGGCAAAGCTTATGGCGTTCAAGCTCGCAAGAAAATCGGTAAATCAATCTTGCTTGGAACGATCAGCTACAACCTTAACATGAACGGCGTTAAACATCTCTGGATTGCTGCGGAAATGACAGACAGGGAGCTAGAAGAAAGACACATCGCAAGAGCTCTCGGACGTGACAGCAATGACTTTCTGAAAGACAAGATCTCGCCAGCCGACATCAGCGAATATCTATCAATGGCTGCTGACAACATGATTTACGCCAATGCGAGCGGCGTTACACTGTCAGTGCTTGAAGAAATGATCGATAAAGCCGTAAAGGAACACGGCGTTAACGGCATCATTTTGGACTATCTACAGCTCGTTAAGGGCGCTTCTGCTAACCGGACAGAGCATCTTGAATATGTTGCTCAGTCGATTGCAACAAAGACTAAGGAACACGATATCTGGGCTTTAGTTGCAGCTCAGCTAAACCAAGAAAACAACACCCGTGGTGGTGAAGGCATGCTGTTGGCCTTTGACATGGTGTTCAACCTTCATCGCGAGAAGACTCAAAGAGACGCTTGGCTCGAGATGACCGAAAGCCGGTACACGGCTTATGTCAATATTGGCTCAAAGCAAAAGCCTGGGCTGAGAATGGAAATGACCGGACCTTACTTCTCTGAAGTTTAGATGGTCTGGACTGCCAATTCACCTTCAGACGGAAGAAGCTGGCCGACAAAAGGCTTAATGTCGTCGTCTTCCCATCGATCGGCATTAAGCCAAGTGGCCGGATGTGGAATGAATTTGGCCTCAGTATTCCTTTCGGACGTAAAAGCCAAGTAGGCTTCAGCAGCCGTTTTGAGCTGTTCTGGTGTAGCGCCACGCTTTAAAGCAGCCGCATAGGCTTTTTCAGCCGATCTACGGCCTACTTTGCGAGGATAGGTGTCATAGAACCCCTCAAAGTCAGAAACGCTCTTAAGAGGCATTTTTGAAGCCTGTGGAGCATGTGGCACAGGATCCAAAAAGAAAGATTCATTAGTGCCATTTTTGGCATTTTTCACTTCTTTAATTGTTTCTGGCTGAAATGTCTCAGTTTTTAAACTGAATGTGACCGAATAACGGTATTTGGTCTCTGTGATAATCAGAATACCAACATCGATCAGATATCCTTTGAGCCGAAAATAGTTCCGTTTGGACAAGCCAAGGTTAGACGAGACTTTCTCTACATCCTCAGCCCATTCACCGTCCGTAGAGCACCACGATATGTAGCAAGCCAATCTAAAAGCTGCGTCAGTGATCCGGCCATCTGTAATGACAGAAAGAGGTAGGCTTGTTTGATTAAGCATTAGCTGTCTCCTGATTGTGGAGCCAAGTCCGATAGACCCAATAGGCATCGGCTTCGTGCTCATTATCGATGTAAATATTGTCAGGAACCGCAGCTTTTGCTGCTGCGATCATTTCATCCTTCTTAGCATTGCCTTTGCCAGTAGCAAGTTTCTTGATCTTGCTTGGATGAAGAGATGTGATCGTTGCTTTTTGACGGTAGGCAGCAATGTAAATTAAGCCCGTCATTGCATATTGAAAACGAGCAGAGCGATAGGAACTGACAAAAGGATCCTCAAAGACGATGTGATTAACCCAATGACGGTTATTGATGACATCAAGATGCTCAAGAAACGTATTAAGACGAGAACCTATCTCTTTCTGTTTGAGCTTGAGTGTAAAGACTGAATGCTTGTCTTTATTGACAACGTAAAAGCCAGCAGTCGTGCCTGGATCAATTGCCAATACACTCATCGACCAAGACCATCTAAGATCAATGGCTCCTTTGTTCGAGTCTGGTAAGCGGCTGCAACTCGAGGCCAATGACGACCTGGGATGGACTCTCTACTCTTCCATTGTCTGACAGTGAAATAATCGAGATCCAAATCTCTCGCGAGCTCAGCCGTGTTAGGCCAAGCCGAAAAGACTCGATCGATCGTAGATTGCTTCGGCATGTAAAAAACCCTTGAAATTTGAGGGAACCTCTAGTTTAACAAACTGTTCAACTTTGCAAAGGACAAAATCGCGAATGAGCAAGAAAGATTTGCTTCAAGGCGCACAATCACCCGAACACAGATTAGGGATACCAATGAACGTCTACCAACGACTCCACGAAGCGATGCAGAAAGTTACTTACGTCCGGAAGGAAAAAAAATCGGGCATGAACTATTCGATCACGTCACATGACGATGTGACCGCAAAGGTTCGTCCTGCACTCGTCGAAGTCGGCGTCCTCTATCATCCGTGCAATCTCGTCTTTGCTCAAAATGGAAACCGAACCGAAGTTCAGCTCGATGTAAAGTTTGTCAACATCGACGATCCGGATACAGACTTCTTTGTCGTTCCTAGCCTGGGTTACGGCATTGACAATCAAGACAAGGGGCCCGGCAAGGCAATCAGCTATGCCGTGAAGTACGCCTTGTTAAAAGCTCTTGGGCTCGAGACTGGTGACGATCCTGACATGGATCAAACCTCAGAACACAAGCCGGGCAAAGACGAACCAAAAAAGCCCGTTGCTGCAACCAACAAGCTCAACTTCCCAAGCTGGGATGAATGGGTCAAAAAGACCACCGAAGAAATCGCTATGATCGATACGGAAAAAGGACGCAAAACCTACATCGAGACGATCAAAGCAAGTTACGAACTCTGCCAGAAAGAAGATCCAAAGCTGGCTGAGATCGTTCGGGTTGCACTTGCTGAACGTAAAAAGCACATCGCTGAGCAATCCAGCTAATCCTGAAACTCATTGAGAAAGAAAAACTATGTTTAATGCCTGTGTTGTTGGCCGTCTGGGCCAAGATGCCGAAGTCCGTGAAGTCAAAGACCGTCAGGTCGCTAACTTCAGCATTGCCGTCAATCGCCCTAAGAAAGACGCGGATCCGATTTGGGTCCGTTGCAGTCTCTGGGGTCAAGCCGGCGTGGTTCCTTACCTGAAAAAGGGAACCCTTGTCGTTGTCTCCGGTCAGCTCGATACCAACGAATGGACTAACCAATCCGGCGAAACGAAGTTTGGCGTTGATATCAATGTCGATCGCCTGACGCTTGCTGGCGAGAAGAAGGAAGATGAGGCACCGCCTCTCGACTAGCTTCAGCGGCCGTCCTCCCGAAGGCGAGCCGTGGCGTCAGCCTTAAAAAGATGCGATGAACCAGGTGGCCGCACATGTGTTCATGATTGAGCCTGAATTGCATCAACCACGGCATTCATTTTTAGAAAGGAACCAGTATGGGCGATCAAGTCTCATGCCAATCTTGCAAAGACACTGGCTATGTTGAGATCGAACGGCTGATAGAGGTCGATAACGATCCGACATTCAAACAACAGCCTTCGCACGTTGTTTGTATTCGCTGTGCTTGTCCAAAAGGCCGGGAAGCTATTCAAACCAGCGACGAAGAAGAACTGGCTCTACTCGCTGAATGGCAAGGAGAACGGACGTAATGGCTGAGTATGTAGACCACGGTAAAATCGGCGGTTCTGCCGCAATGGTTATTGCCAATGGCGTCTTGTACGACATGGATCTCCCTAAACTATGGAGACAAATGACCGGCAGGGAAGAAAAAGACGATCTTTCCACCAAACTTTCCGTTCACATGGGCACAGCAACAGAACCTTTTAACGCTCAGTGGCTCGAAAAAACGTCTCAGTACAAGGTTGATAGGGCAGCAGCCAACCAACAGGTCTACACGCATTCAAACGGCTTCTCTGTGGCGCAGATCGATGGTCTAGCAACACATCCAAATGCCGATACTGAAGGTCTCTTCGAGGCTAAGCACACTAGCCAGCAAGCCAAAATGGAAGATCTCTGCGAACGCTACTATCCGCAGATTCAGCACTACATGGCTGTCATGAATCTGCCTTGGTGTGTTCTGTCTGTCTTTTTTGGTAACAGCCGGCATCAATACCGGCGCATCTGGAAAGACGAGGAATACATCGCAGACCTCATGGAACGTGAAGCAGCCTTTTGGAAGTACATCGTGATGGACATTGAGCCACCAACCCCTGAAAAGATCGAAGTCAAAAAAGCCTTCGTCAAAAAAGTTGATATGACCGGCAATAATCAATGGGCAGTTGAAGCCGGCCGTTACCTAGAAAATCAGGATGCGTCTAAGATCTTCACCGAAGCAGACAAGGCATTGAAGGAACTCATGCCTTTGGATGCCGGTGAGGCTTCAGGCCACGGTATCCTCATTAAACGAGATGCACGTGGAGGAAGAAGGATTTGGCCTTTAAAGCAAGAGTAAGCAGCCTTGAGTCGCAAGCCCGAGTTTATTGGGCTGCATCATCACTTTTACGCATCAAAGAACAGAGCCCAACAAATAAGATCGATGAGGCTCGCATGAAGCGTTTGATGAAAGAACTCTCAACAAGCAAGTGGAAAAATGTTGCTCGATTAGCAGGGTTGACACTTAAAGAAAATGAAGATGGCGTTTCCTCCGACTAAAAAGCAGAAGAAGCTTCTAGACTTCATTGCCAGATACATCAAAAAGCATGGCTACGCGCCAAGCATTGATGAGATGGCTGAGTACCGAAAGGTTACGCCAGGGGCAATCGTCCAAATGCTAGATGCAATGGAACGACGTAAGCTGATTGAGCGAATCCCTCATACAGCCAGAGCCCTTAAGGTCATTGGCTTGGACATCACAAAAATCAAAACAGAGGACGACAATGATGAAGTGTCGATGCTGCACTCATGAGTTTTGATCCTGCCAAGCTTGGCACTACTCAACGATGGAAAGATCGAAAGCTAAAAGAAATCAGGGAACGTAAGAAACCAAACGCAGACAAAGAGTACGATGCTCGTCAGCGTATCTGCCTTACATGCTCAAAGCCGTTTCAGTCTGAAGGCATCCACAACAGGATGTGCAAAAAGTGTAAAGGACACGCCTAATGGCTAGCGATAAAATTGATCGGTCAGTCTTGCTTGCTGAAAAGGTTATCGGTCCCTATGCCCGAATCTCTGGCAGTGAAGACGACACAGCCCTTAGAGATCTTCTTGCAGACCTTCGCCATCTTGCCGACGCCTATGGGTTTGACTGGGACGATGAGCTGCGAATCGCAATGGACAACTATCAAGCAGAAAAGGACGGTATCTGGTGAAAACCTACAACGTGATCTATGCCCAGAATGTCTCTGTTTACGGAGACTGGTCTTTTGAAGCCGAGAATGACGAAGAGGCTCTATTAATCGCAAAGAACATCGATCGTTGTCGGGAAGAAGCCTCACAAGACATTGCTTGGGACTGTCCTGAACAAGAGCGGATTGTCGCCCTTACCGATGAAGACGATAACTACGTCGATGAGGATGTCTACTTAACTGAACTAGATCGGCCCAAATGTCACAAAGCCATCCACAACCACAAATAGTATTAGTCCGGATCAAACTCTACATGCATGTGAGTTGACTCAAGGACCACATCGTATTGATCGCCTAGCGCGTTAGCTAGAAGACGGCGGAATTCCTTTCGAGCCGTCTGATTCATCTCTCGAGTCCGGATATCTACAGCCAAGCCCTTGTAGTGAAACGACTTCGGGCTGTGAGTACCATCCAGCAAACTCGTGATCGTGAAGTTGTGGCCCATGCCATGACAAACAGTCTCAGCAATCATAATTGCCAGCAGGATCTCTGGCTTTAGACCCTTAGCATCCACACCAGGCTTAAGCTCAGATCTATACGCCACAGATTACATCCCTACGCTTGTTTAGCTTTCTCAAGGCTCTCACAGTCGCCTCAGAGTCTTTTTCGGCTGAAAAGGATACAGGGGTCCACACAGAGCAAATACGCGTTAAAACGGCATCTACGGTCTCTGTAGACCCATTAGCCGTTGTCCCTGTTATTTGGGTCGTTCCGCACGCTGTCAGCATCGTGGCTAAGAGCGGCACTAGCAGCAATCGCATCTGCTACCTTCCTGTCTATGGTGGTGACAGCACCACGAAACTCTTTCGCAGCACCGGCATCCATCAAACCTTCTGATTCAGCCCGATCGACAATCGACTGAACTAACTTCAATGTTCCAGGCACCGCTTGAAGCAGCGTCAGGATGGGAATCGCCACTATTTGTCGCTCATGCCTGCACGAAGAGCCATGATGCCAAGGCCACCAAGGATCTCAGGAACTTTCGCAAAGAGCTCAGTTAAACTCGAGTCTCCAACCAACCAGGCAACGATCGCCTGAATTGCCAGCAAAAGACCCAATACGTAGGTGCGCTGTCCTTTGAGAAAGCCACCAGTAAGCAGTGTAGTAAGACTCATGTCATTCCTTCAGGGTTTGCCCTGGCCTATACGCTTTTTAAACGATAGCCGATGGGACTTGTTTAGTGGACGAGAGCGTACTGAATTACCAATCGTCGTCTTCTTACGAACCGGATCTTTTTTCTGATTCTTTTTTACTTTAGTCATGAAGCACCCCCAATACTACGCAAGCAACCTATTCTTCAAGGTCCATGACCATTTTGCCGCATCGAGCATACCCTTGGATATCATCCCAAGAATCCTTATGACCTGGGCTTTCAATCAGTCTGGCAACCTTTACCAGCACCATATAAAGGGCATGTCTCGCTACTGGGTTAGGGCAATCATCAAGGAACTTTGCCATCCCAGTTACCCTTGCAAAGTCTACTTTTGGGTGTCCGTAAACAGCGCCACGCTCAACTGTCAAATCTTTCGTGTCAGTCAATCTCATTCCTCACGTAAAAGATTGGTTTGCCAGCGTTACTAAATCGTCTGATCTCTTCCAACACACCTCTGCTCGTGTTCCAGCTGTTTAGCATCGTGACGATTAACCCTGTTGCCCTATCCATCAAAGAGCCATCCATCTTCATCCAAAAGTCAAAATCAAGGCCGAGATCACCGATTTCACCGTGCTCGCATATCGGGTGGCTATGAGCTATCGGACAAAACACCACCACATCCCTAACCATCAACCAAGACGCAACATCTGAGATTATCCTGAAGGCAGCCTCTCGACCACGAGGGTAATGCGTGTAAGGAGATGCGAGATACCAATAGCCAGAAAAAGAGCGGACGTAAGCCAGCTCACTCTTACCAATATTTAGGCTAGCCATGCTTTGGAGTTAATCGCCTAAATGGAGCAGGATCCTGGATTCTCGCGTCTCTCCAGCCTCTAATCCACTCATCATATAGCCTGCTGGTCATTCTGTGATCGGGCCAGTAATCAAGGTTATCTATCGGCTCATTGTTCAAGTACGCCTCAAACCCATCAGCATAGACCTGTTTCAGAGCATCCCTAGTGGCAGCACTATCGAACATCATCTATCCAGTTTCAAACCAAAGGATCTGAGGTAGATAGTACGTCCTATGCCTGCCAGTCACTGTTGTCAGGGTCAGCAAGGTGTTGTCCTCATTGATCTTCAGGTCAACGCAAGCAATCTCGTCCTCACGATCGTCAACCATCATAACTGTCACATCAAAGGCTTTGCCTGCAATTTTCTCTACAGTGCCCATGCTAAACCTCGATCAACTCCCCCTGGAACTCCACATGAGTCTCGTCAACTACCTGACAAAGCTGAGGCATCATCAGCCAGCCGTCAACGATCTTCAAAACAGCAAAGCCAGACCGCCAGTTTGATGGGTTCCCTTCTGTATAATCCGTGAACTGAGGGCCATAAACGTCCGCTAGAGTGCCCGTATCAACGCCATACCTAACACCATTGTAGTCCGTCAGCGGCGTCACCTTGAGGCTGTGAAGATGCCCTGTGACCATCGTTTTTCCAGACCAAAGAGTATTGTTGTGAGTCGCGTGTATACCGCCCTTGAAGCGGTGCTTAACAACTATCTCATCGTTAATCCAAGTGGCCCAGCAAGGCTCCCAGTCGGGGAAGTGATCTCGGAGGTGTACCCCGTGAACTTTGGCGTACTGAGGCGCTACTGTTGCCAACCTTGTCTCAAATCGACCATCGTGGTTCCCAAGGGTCCAGATCAATTTTGGAGAACCCGCCGCCTTTTGGATCTCCCGCAATCGCTTTTGACACGTTCCAATCTCCTCTTCCACAGTAGGAGCCGACTCCCAACCAATAGGCGGATGCCGAGAGATGGACGCCCCGTCAAAGACATCCCCATTTGCAATAACAATCTTAGGCTTCAGCTTTTTGGCTAACTTCACCAAGGCACGGTGTGCCGGCGATATCAAGTCAGGCCAGTAGTGGGCATCGCTGAAAATGATCACATAGCCGTCAGGAACCTCTATGTCGGTCTTGGGTGGGTGCTGAATGCCGGTTCGGGTCACTCTGCCGGGGTGGCCGGGGGCTTTGATTTGCCGCCCTATCTTCTTTTCCATCCTCTGACGGCGGGCATAAACGGAACGAATCGAAATGTCCAAAACCTTGGAAATCTCTTCTGCGCCGCGTTCCTCAAACAGCCTTACAAAAGTATCGTCGTCTATTGCCGCAACTGGCATTCGAACGCTCCTAGTTATTTACGACCAGGGCCTTCCGTTGGCTATCAACCATCCCACCATGGCAATAAGCCCCGCAACAGCAGCGCCAGCGACCTTAAACCAACGTGCTGTAAGGCGGTCGTCCCTGCCAGTCAGAGCCGCCTCCATGCTTCTCAGTTGTCCTTGAATCTCTCCATGCCCCGACTTCATGTCGGAGCGGACATTCTGCAAGTCTTCGTGGACCTCAGTCCTAAATGTAAGGAAGGACTCCTTAACTTCAGAGGCCATAGTCTCGGCCCTGATTGCTCTTGTTAATGCTTCCGTATCAATATGGTGCTGAGGTTCCACGTCTTTGCTCCACTAGATTTTGAACCCAGCGGGGCTTGGCTGCCCCAGCCATTCCCACTGAGAGCCGCCGTCTACCCCTATTATCATGGGGAGTTCTGGGGCCATCTGAATGGAAACAATCCAGTCATCCCCGTTGATGGTTATTTTGAATAAAGCAGGTTGATCCTTTCGGATCATCAGAATAGCCAAAACCTCATTCCCGTCCCGCACCCACTGTTCACCCGCATCTGTGATGCAGGAAATCCCAGTAGATGCTTCGCGCACGACAGACCATGTTCCTGTCTCGATATTTACTGTCCAGTAAAAAAGCATACGATGCTTGGCACTAAACGACGTGGCAATGTGTCGTTCCTTGTAGTCGCTGTCAGCAACCATTGCGATGAGTTGGGATGGTCCCTCACGGGAGCATAACTGCCCTTGAGAATTTGCAAAGACTTCAGCAAGGGACACACCCGCAAAAAGCGGGAGAATCAGTAGCGCAAGAATGGCCCCTCTTATGAGAGGCATGGTCGGAAACACATGGCGTTTCTTCTGTTGTCTTTTCCAGCCCTGAATCGGACGTAAACCTAGCACGGGGTAAATATGCATGGCTGCCGAAAAAGATATGCGCTGACGCATCATAGCGGAGTATCCCCCCGAACTTTGCGTCTTGCGTTTACTTTTTCCATACCCTTTACCCCAATAACGGCGGTGAAGTCGTCTTCTGGAAACTTCCCTTTTAGGTAGACCAGTAAGTCCTCAGCAATGCGTGCCATATCAAGGTCCGATGCTGCCAGCTTCACCGCTGTGTCAATCGAGGGATGGGTGAGGGACTTCTGGTAAAGAAACTCCCGAAGGGCGTCCAAGCCCCCGTTATCAAACTTACGCTGGGCACTAGCAAGCGCGCTGGCGTTATCTGCGGGATTGTTTCGCCCCGCGAGTTCAAGTTGTTCAACGGTGAGCCCGACAACGCCATCAGCAACGCTGATCGTCTTGAGCCACTCTGGGGCCAAGGAGATATCGGGGTATTGTTTTTTATGATCCATTTCCGTTATCCAACTAAGTGTGCGAGTAGGCTAGTTTGGTACGAGGAGGAACCACCGGAAGTAACGTCGGCAACCTTTGCTCCGCCAGCGGCATACGCTTTCAGTTCAATGGTGTCGCCAGCGTTGAGCCAACGGCGCTCGGATGAGCCGGCGCTAATTCGTTCTGAACCAGCAAAATTCCAAGTCATGTCCCAAACGGCGAAGAGTAAGGTCGATGTGTTGAGGTAGACCCAGCTCGCCGCCCGTGTGGTAGATGCGTCCCAGTTTTCCATGTCAAGGTGACCCTTAACATCGTAATAGCCGGAAACAAGAACGTGGATTACCCCGGTCGCTGTATCCAGCACTAAGCCGGTTTGCTTCTTTACCGTATCGATCGGAACTGTGTAGTTCGTAGCATCTCCAGTGACATTGGATTTGCTTGCTGCCATGTAGGCATCAATACCAACCTTGCCGGCCGGCTCTAGCCAACGCGGAGCACTCACCATCGCGCGAGACGTCTCCTCGATGTCGATAGCGTCCCGGTTCTGGTAATGAGCACCGACACTATCAAGCATCCCGTACTCGTTCCGGCTCCGGTAGACCTGATCCACATGCGCGTTGATCCCGGTTGGAGCAACCTCAGTGACCGCCAGCCCGTCGAGCAAGAAGGTCTTGGTCGCGCCGCAGACAATGCCACGGGCAAGACCGGCTGCCGTCTTGTCTAGGTCGCCAGCGTCAGGCGTTTCGTTTGCCGGGAGAACGCAGACAACATCTTCGTCGTATGAACGGATGCGGTGTGCGGCCCACCAAGCGTGAGCGTCGGGGTTGGAGACAATAGCATCCTCAAAGTGCGTAATCTCACCGATGGAGCCGCCGAAGGGTTGCTCGCTGGGTGAACCGTAGCTCGCATTCACAACCGCAGCACCAACACGGAAAGTGTTTGTACCGCTTGGAGCCATCGAATTGACGAAAAGACTATTCCCATCAAAGCCCATGAACTCACCGTCAAGCCAGCAGAAAACCCCTTTGCCCGGACGAACTAGGACTGCCAGCGTATGAACGCGATCTGGCTCGTCGTTTAATTCCGCGACAGTAGGACCGAAGGTTAGTTCGATGCCCGTTGTTGACCCGCCACTATCATAGACACCGACTGCCATTCCACCCGTCCCACAAAGAGCGTAGACACGTGAGGTGTTGGCGCTTGTATCGTGCCAGTTGAGAATGTAGTTGTTCGATGCGTTGAGGGTTCCATCCGACCGGAAATCAACCGCAAAGCCGAACGGGTCCGAGGCGTTGTTGAAGACGTTGCTGGAGACTTCCGCATAGTTCGAGGCGTCAAAGCCTGACACCATCTGCTTTGTGCTGGTGCCGTTCGCCGAAGCGATTGTTAGTCCGCCACCAGTGTGTGTCAGCGTCGTGCCGTCAGGGCCGCGATCCGCCGTAATGCTATCGACAAACCAGCTGCTCTTATGGTTACCAGCGCGGGCAATGCACCGGCTGCTGTCCATGTCGAAGCCAACGCTGCTATTCGGAATGTCACGCGCCGGGTTATGCACCAAGCTAATGCCCTCAGCAGAACCGAAAAGAAGTGTGTCCCGACCATTGCTTGCAGCGAAAGTTTCGCCACCAAAGAAGCGAGGCCAGCTGTTGTTGACGGCAAGGCCCGCATTCCCCCAATCATCAGCGGAAATATCGGAAGCAAAATCTGACGTTTGAACAACCTGATTTGTTGTTGGGCTGGTTACATAATTAAAGTACCCACCAGTAAAACCAACGGCATACATTGCGCCGCCGTTGCCGCCGTTGTTTTGGTTGTGTACGCCGCGATGGTTCTCAATAAAGGCTACATCAGTGCCGGCGCCGTATTGGCCGCCGATAACTGGAACAAGGCCGTTGCCGACAACAGGGTTGTCAGGACCGCCTACGCCCACCGCAAGTGCGTGGATATCATTATCGACAAGACCGCTTCCGGTATCGCGCAGCCGTTGCGTTGGAGCACCATTGCGGAAGTCAAGAAACACATACCCCGCCGTAGTGCCTACCACGACGACAGCATGCCCGGCCGCAATGCTGGTCAAAGTCTTGCCGCCTAGCTGCGAGAAATCCGAACTAGTGTAGGTCTTAAGCGTTGTACCGTCGCGCCAATCAACCGCAAGCAAGTCAATGTCGCCAGCGTTCTGGCTGGCGATCCAATCGAGGTTGCCATGCTTAGGCCACCAAGAAAGAGTGCCGTTAATGACCTTAGGGTTATGTGCTTGCAAGTCAAAGTAGCGAGCCTCGAAGAAGTCTTCCAGCCAGCGTTGCTTTGCCAGCTTTGTAAAGTTTGCGTTGGTCGAAGTAATCGCATTGACGGCAGCAAGCGTAAGGCTGTCCGCCGTCACATCACTAAATGTAGGGTCGTCTGTTGTGTCTAAACCAAGGCTTGCCCTTGTGGGCTTAACAACAGGTGAAAGCATTTGGAACTGAGTTCCGTCATACCCACAAACGACAAAATTGTTTGCAGTAATGTCCCCAGCAGCCAGCGCAGCTCCACGGAACTGAACAGTCTTTGCTCCAAGGCTATTCACGTTGAGAGTAACGGCACCCGTGTTTGTCCCGCCTGCTTTAAACGTCACGATATCGCCAGCTGTGTAAGCTGTACGAGCCGGGTCAAGCGTTAGAGTAATCGTGTTTGTGCCAGACGAAGTAGCATGACGATCCTGGTCTAGATCTTCTGCAAGAGCCTCTAGGGTCGCTCGAGCAGCAGCAGCGCTAGTGTCATCAACCAATGTTGCGATAAAAGGCGTAACGGCTGTCCCTGTAAGCGTAGTGGTGAAATTTACAAGCGCATCGGCACTAGCATTCCAACCAACAAAGGCATTTGCCTCGGGAACCGGCATAATCGTTGAAACAGCATCAGCTGTTTCTTTGTCCAGCTGCATCGATCGATCAACGTCACGACGAAGATCCTGGGCAATCAAAGTCAGCTTATCGAGAGCCCCTTCATGGGTTTCAGCTGCAAAGGCATCGTTTGCAACGTAATCGACGGCCTGGGTTGTCGAAGTCGATCGCTCAATAACCAGTTCTTCCGTTGATGCGGGTGCCGTAATCATCTCGACATTACCGCCACTAACATCGCCAGCATTCGTTACTGTGTAATGAGTTGTCAGGGTCTGAAGTGTCTTAGCGCCCGTTGCTGTCGTAACCAGCCAGACTTTAAGCTCGGAGTCCGTGTTGATTTTAAAGCTATAGGCAAAGGTCGTGGTGACACCGTTGCCGGTGTATTCCATGCGGGAAATTGTAGTTGTTACAGTCATCCTTTGGTCCTATCGCGCTCTATTTAGAGGATCCGAGGCCTCATTCAGCCTATCAAAGTTTTGTCTTGTTCTCAGCATATCTCCAAAATGAAGATAGAAGATGGTTCGTCCTGGAATCAAACCCATAGCATCTCTGCGGGTTTGATAGTCAATGTTGCCTGTTATCACATCTGCAACGACATTGCCGGCCTTGCCTAACGTCGAAAAGGTCGGAGAGATCTGGCCTAGCTTATACCGGGACGAATAGTTCGCATCTTCGCCCTGACCGATAATCCGACGAACGCCAATTCGGTTGTCCGTGATTGCCTCGATCATGTTGTTTGCCTGAAAGTACCAACCAAGCAAACCTGACTGATCGATTCCATCAACGATAAACTTGTCGAGTTCGAACTTGCTTTCTTGATTGTGCTGACGATCGCGAAGTTTTGATACCATTCCACCAAAAAAGACCATCATCATTGCGCCATGCAACTGAGCGGCGTCTTTGTACTGGATGCCAGGCACTAAAACTTTATTCGCAGCAGCAAAACCGAATGATTTGTACTGGGCGACAAGTCGCCCGAGTGTGCTATGGGTCCATAAGGGCTGATCGCCTGCACCTGGCGTAACAACTGTCGCATCAACATCTCGAGCTAAGGCTGCCCGGTAGATTGTTTGCATTCGTTTAGCAGTACCAGGCTGCCAGCCAGGTAGATCTTCCCAAAGCTGTGTGTTTGGCATTCGCACATCTTGGACAGTCTCGCCGTATTCTTTGAATAGCTGAGCGATTTTCCGAGCATCTCCACTGTCAATGCCGGCTGAAAGGAGCCTCGATTGCCCTTTTTTGCCAAGCTTGCCATTTGACCAGCTAAGCATGTCACCGAGCATCTTGTGGGAGATCACAACGCCACTAGCTTGCTTAATAAAGGCGTTCCAAGGAGACAAAAGGTTCGCCACAAAAAAACCATTGGTCAGGTAGCCCATCGCTGACTCAGCCCTGGTAAACCGAGGCGGGAGATCCTGCATTCCTGTCAGACGCATTCCTGTGGTCTGAAGGACCATATCTAAGGCTGTGCCAGCCAGCTTAACTTCGTTAGCAGCCGCTTTAGCTACCTGGAAATTGGTCGTTGCCAGGTTCATTGCCTTAAAAGTGTCTTTAAGACCGCCAGCCATGATTACTCGGCCCATATCGGTCAAAGAAGCAAATGTAGCCCCACCAAGCATCAAAAGATTGTTGATATCCATTGCAAGGCGAGCTGTCCGACTGGCAATGCCATAAGGGTTCTCAGGAAGCCCGTAGATGCCCCTTAAAATGTCTCGCATGGCCTCGATGGCCTCAACGTCCTTGGCAGCCCTATCAGCGATTTTAACGCGCTCTTCTGGGCTCTGAGCCTTCTTTATAAGGGAGTCTCGCTCAGCATTGATCGCCTGGATCTGATCGGCCATGTCAACACGGCCAAATTTACGCGCCAGCTCAAGGTCAACCGCAGCAACACGGACGTAACTGCGAAGAATGTCATCAATGTCACTAATCAAGAAGTCCTCAAACTTGGACTCATCGATATCCAGCTTTCTATTTTGGAAGATTCCTCTGGGGCCAGATTCATCCAGACCCTCAACCGCACGGCCAGAATTGATAATTGCATCAACCTGGGCGGTAATTTCCTCCTTGTCAGGCTTTAGACCACGGCTATTCTGATCATCGATGATGTCTTGAATCACTTGCGATCGACGCCTAAAGACCTCAGCCGTATTCCACATCCGAGGAACGTAGTTTACGCCTAACTGTTCTCTGGTCAGCAGGCCAAGCCCAATAGCATCGTCGGCGTAGTCATCAAACATCTGACGCACCAGGGACGTAGCCTCATTTACTTCAGGCAGAACGTGGGCTTTGCCAGACCTAAGCGAGGCCGTAACTTCACGACGAAACTCAGCCACCGAAAGATGGTCCCGGCGCTTGTTCGTAAGATCCGCAAATCTGTCTCGAATAGCAGAAGAAAACAGGATCTTGGTGTCATTCTTAGCCCTGGTTCGGTACTTTAGATAGTAATCGTTGATTTCTCCTAAAATTGTAACCATTGCGCCTTGGTGACGCTTTGCCAAAGACTCAACGGCTTGCGGAGACTTCCGGCCCTCAAGATTGGCTTTCTTCAGGGTGTTGTTTTCTACTAGCTGCTCAGAAACACGCGCAGCAGACCGTAAAGGAGAATTGCGGGTTCTCGGCCCCGGGAACATAAATTGCTGAGCTGAGTCAAGATAGCTCCAAGTCGGGACATCACCAGTCTCAGCCCTGACAGGCGCAGCACCACGGGTGCGGCTTGCACCACCAACACCAGGTGAAAAACGCCTAGAGCCAGGCGGCTGGAACTCAATCTGCGGAATGATGTTCTCATTCCCACTAAAGAGCTTAGGCGTCCCTGACATCTCGCTGTGCACTGCCGTCGAGATATCGTCAAACTCTCTAGCCGAAATGCTTGTCCGATACTTACCAAACGACATCACGCCAAACGTCGCTGCGCTAATGGCAGTCCCAGCAAAGATGTTTGCAATCGACTGATTTAGGGTTCTATTTCCCTGAGTTGCCTGAAGGATTGCTTCTGTCGAAACGCTGCTTTGAAGCCCAACCTTGGCTCCTGACTGAACGCCACGGATAAAGGTCTTCATTGCGCCAAGCTCAGCAACCAATGGACCGCCAAAAAGCAAATTCACAGGGTCCGTCACGCCGGCAATGGCCTCACCAAACAAACGAGTACCCGTGCTTGACTGAGAAAGAATCAGCTGGTCTCGCTCACGATTCTTAAAGTTCCTGACAATCGCAGCTGTCTCTGAAGGAGATCGGCTGTAGGTAACGTCACCAAGTGCACCAACAGGGACAATCGGATCATCAAAAGGATCGTAGCCCTCTACGTACTGCCCAAAGCTATAGTCAGTCCGATTGCTTTGAATAGAGCCAAACGTATTCTCGAGACGCATTGCAGCCCCAACCGTCTCTCGTAAGGTTGGCTTCCAGTCGAGATCGAACTTCTCCCAAAACCTCTCTCGGGAGACAACAAAATCGTCTGTGTCAAAAACCTGTCCCATTATTCCTGAAACTCAGGTGTGATCTGATTTGTGTCGATCTGAAGCTGCGGAAGGTTTAGGCCAGCACTAGACGCCATGTTTTCAATAAGACCGTCAAAGGTCTGGGAAATCGGGCCAAAGTACTTTCTCTTAAACTTGCCGACTCTAATCCTACGTTCAGCGTCTAGCTGTCCAGGCTCCGTATCTGGCGTAAACAACAGCCGGGTTTGCTGACCATTCTCAGGGTTTGTGCCCCACATGGTTCGACCCTGAAACAGAATCTCCCAAACAGGTTTTCCGTTACGCATCTCAACAAAGTCTAGGGTGATATCCCGACCAAGCATCGGCACTTTGCCGTCTTCGTCAAAATCAACACCCTCAATGCCACGAAAGGTCTTGAAACCTAAATTCTTAGGCGTTTTATCTGTGGGAAGTCCGAAAATGCCAGTGAATTGAACTCGGATATCCCTATCGCTAAGCCTGCGAATAATGCCGTCAGTAGTACCTAAAAGATCAGGGTTTTCTTTAAGAAATTCTACAAGAGTCCGACCCGCCTGTACCTCTAGCGTAATGCCAGAGCCAAATTGACGCCAATTCTCGTTATACAGACCAAGGCGATCAAGCCTTACCTGTCCACCAGAAAAGTCTCGCTGATAGCGTGAAGCAACATTCTTAACCGCAAGATCTAGCGCAGCCTCACGATCCATGCCGCCACGAATGTTTTGATAAACGTATTGCTCTGTTACGCCGAGAAGGAAATTGATCTGCTTTTGCGTTGCCCCAATATCAGAAGGCCTGTCAGGAATGTCCTTAAAGAACAACAATATCCGTTTGTTGAGCTCAGCTGTCAGCTTGTCTTCTGCAATAGAGTTTTCGCCCTGCTCTCCTTTTTCAAAGAGATACGCGCTCTGATTAAGCGATAGCCGGGCTGTTTTTGAAAACTCATCAACATTGCGGCTGAGGCGAATCATCTCACCAATTCGACCACCAAGCATCGGTGGTGAAGCAGAGTCACCATCCGTGGCGTTGTAAGTATCAACGAGGGTTTGTACTTGCTTAGAAAGATCATCCCTAAGCGTTGGCTCTGCCTCTACATACTTAGACAAAGCGCCAATAGCCCAATAGCGCCTGACATCGGCTTCGGGGTCTTCGGTCAAATCAGTTGCAAGGCTCTGAATGCCGTTCAGCACATAAGGCGGCAAATAGCCAAACGTCTCAACAGCTTCCAGGCCAATCAAGAAGCCCGAACCAAGGGCAACAGATCCAGCATCATCATTGCCGAGGAAGTTATCGACAATCAGATCTCGCATCTGAATGTTTTCGTCGGGGTCCAAACCCATGTTTTGTTGCAAGGCAATAGGTGCTGCCTGCTCAAAGAATTGCTCATCGACAACCCGAGCTATTTCAGGGTCATTGTTGGCATTAACAATCGCATTACCCTTTAAGACCCTGGAATAAATCTCCCTGTCATCGATGTAATCCAACCGAGCCTGACCAGCTGCACTAAGTGACTCCATCCACCGATCGATAAACGGGATCTCTTCGTCAGATGCCCGGTTCATCTCCTTGCGAAAAAACTCAATGATCCTGGGAACATCTGCACGTTCTGCAACAGAAAGCTCACGGCGAACGTATGCGGCTTTACCAGCAACGGTCAGCTCAGCTCGCATACCAGCTAACTTGCCGGCTGAAAACTCAGGATACAGTTTCTCTAGGGCATCGATGTTATTCGAAACTGCATTAAACTTGTCTTCGAGGGCTTTTGCATCAACTGGCTGTTGAGGGTCAAAATTACCGGCAAGAGACGTTACGGCACTGACCGCTGTATCAAGAGACGCAAAGTCTGCATTAAACTTCTCTTTCCGAAGCGCCTTAGCTGCTCGGGCTTCTGTCTCAGCACGATTGTATAAAGCGCCGCCGTCTTCAGTTGATAGAAACTGAAACTGATCGATACCACCAGCAACAACGCTTTCTGGGTCTAGCTCGATCTGTCGAGTGTAATACTTTCTCTCAATGGCCTGTTTGGCCTCAAGGTGCATTTCGTCGGCTCGTTGCCGCCCAACAATCGGAACCGCGTTTTCAATCGTATCTGTCAGGTTTTGTAAACGCACTCGAGTGGCAGGATCTGCAAAACCACCCTCAGCCGAAGCCTCAGCAACCTGTTCGGTCAAAGCCTCGATGCGGGCCGGGACAATGATGGCCTCTTGCTTACGGGCAGCCTGCATAGCTCGCAGAGATGCCGTAGAAGCGTCAGCGGCGAGTCTAGAGCGTAGTTTAGCCTTATCGTTATCTGTCAGGCCCACTTCATCTGCACGACGCTCATAAGCCTCTCTAAGAGCCTCAGACTGCTCCTTAATTGTCTTATGCCAAGTCGCATAGTCATCCGGCTTAAGTTCGTTTTGGACCTTTGCGATTTCTTCGTTGAATTCCAGGCTTAGGTTGTTGGCTTTAACGGAGCTATCACGATCGATCATGTTTTGACCGATATTCGCGATCTGCTTACCTAAATTCTGAAGCGCCTGAGTTCCCTGTGTATTCGGACTAGGCAAAAACGGCCGAGTCGGATTGAAGTTAGGAACATCCTGCCGGCCAGCCGATGTTGGGCTAAGTGTGCGCCTAAAGCTAGGAGTTCTCATTACGCAAGCCCTGATACAATGGTGATCGGATTAATAAAGGCAGCCTGCTTAGCTGCAGACTGCTGCTGATTAAAGGCTTGCTGCTGAGCCTGAGAAACAGCAACGCTTGTATCCTTACGCTTCTTCAGAATTTTCTTCTCAAACTCAGCCCGTTCAATCGCAATGCTTTCATTGCGCTGGCTAATTTCCAGCTCTAACGCCGCATCAAACAAGGCGTCTTCAAGTGACGCCGAAAGCTCAGCTGAGCGTTGGTCAATTTCACCAAAGCGAAGGTTAATTTCGTCCAGCCGTTGAGACGCTTCTGAAATATCAATGTCTCCACGGCGTTGCACATTACCGCGCTCTACATCAGCCGTGATCTTGGCAAGGCTTTTTGCAAAATTTGTTTCACGATTAATTAGGTTCACCGATTCCGTTACCGAATCAGAGTCAACACGCAACCCAGCAGCCGCAGCCGTCGATCGAGCCTGACCAACAAGCTCCGATCGTTGAAGATCTAGCTGACGCTGTTCCTCTGCCGACTGAGCATCAATATTTGAGATTGTCGCAGCAATGATTTGTTGGTTGATGTCACGACGCTGAGTAACGCCTGTTTTGGATAAGCCTAGAATGCTCTGATCCCGAGCAATAGCCTGTCTTCCAAAGCCTTCTGAACGGATAGCCCGTGCACGTTTATTCGCAATCTCTCTCTCTCGAATATCAGCGGCTTCTTTAGTCGATTTAATCTGAGTATCTAAAGCCTCTGTCTGAAGCTCAAATAGGGCTTGAAGCTCAGCTGCGTTAGTCGCAGCAATACCAGCATTAATGCCAAATACATCAGCCTGTGCACTGGCTTGTTGGTAAGATCCAAAGGCATTCAGAAGAGTGCCGCCAATTTTTAAGCCTTGACCAAGGGTCGAGCCTCCAAATCCTCTAATTGCAGACGTAATACCGCTAAAAGCACCTGCAATGCCTGTCGCAGCACTACCAAAGGTTACGCCAGCCGCACCTCCACTAAGCGCCGCAGCAGCAGCTGAAGCACCTGTAAGGCCAGCAGCTGCACTACCCGCAGCAGCGCCAGCAGCCCCTATACCAGCAATAGCACCAAAAGCACCAATACCTGATGCGATGCCAATTGCCGGCAAGGCAACCTTAGCAACCTTCTTAAAGACCTTCTTAATGCCGCTAAAAAAGCCCATCTCTACACCGCGCTGTAATTACCGTGGATAACAATAGCATTTATGCTGAAGTTGTAAGGCTGGCTTCCCTCAATGGTAATCGTTCCGTCTCGACTCCATGACGTATCGGGAATAACAGTTACAACACCAGTCTTTGTCGGTGGCGCAGCATCCATAGGGTCACTTGCGTCCCTGTACTGGATATCATCACCGTTTACCGTGCTTCCTAGAGCCTCTCTAAGAAGCAGGATAACCTTGTGAGCCCTGTTCTTTGATCCCATCGTCGATCCAAGACCGAAGTTTGCATCAATCGGCAATGTTTCGAGCGTGTGGGTAAATGGCATCCCTGCTTCAATTTCTTCAGCCGCAGCGGTAAGTGTGATGTCGCCAGTCCCAACAACAAGGCTTGGCACAACAGCACCATCCGCCTTGACTGTGACCGTCTCGGCCTCAAGGTGCCAAAGACCTCCAGGATTGACCGTCAATGTTGAATCGTAAGACATGGCGCAGTCTGTGTTGAGCGCCGGATCTTCATACTCAACGTATCGAACTGTGTTGCCGTCGATCGTTCGTTTTACGATAAACCAGGCACGATCGGTTTTTTTAATACCTGTGTCGGGAACCTGAACCGTCTCAACAGATTCAAAGCTTCCGTCAGTTGTCCACTTAGACCAAGCTAATGAGCCCCGCTTTTTGTCATAGGTGCAATGCAGCAAGCACCCATCATTGCAGATAGCAAGAATGGATCTGTAAGGGTGATGGGAGTAAGCCAGCTGCGTATAACCATCATCAGCCATGTCATCGGCAGCAAAGGTAAGATCTTCTGTCTCAAAAATTGGTGTTGTTGTGTTCCGCCGATTGATAGACACACCCATAATCAGGGCTTTAGTTCGATGAACGAAAACAAGCGTGTCAGGGGTTTCAACAGGCTGGATTAAAGCAGAGCCTTCGTAGCTCATAGGTCGGACGGCAGCATCAGCCGGCGTAATCGCCCCTGTTCGACGCCACTCAGCTCGAGTTGAGCCACACAAAAGCTCACTCTCAATGCCAGAAATCCATTGAACTGAGTTTTCGCGCTTAGCGGCAATCGTATAGGACGTTGCGTCATCTGTAGACGCATCGTCGGGCGACATCTCTTCGTAATTTCCTACGGCTGAGTACCAAAAAGTTTGGTGCTGCTTTGTGCTTGCAGCAAGAACAAGACGCTGCTCTGCAATAAAAATTGCACGAGGGTACCCTGTCGTGTCGGAGAATGCCCCAAGACGCCAATTTTTTGTCGCCGTGGTTGCAGATAGTGTCGTGCCTATAATGTCAACACTGACAACGGTTGTGCTGGTAAAGCCAGTAATTTTCATCCAGTGCCAAGCACCAGCAGGGTCTTTCCAGCGAACTAAGCGATCATATTGACCAGTGCCACCACTTCCTGAAGTGTCAGTTGTGGCAAACAAAGCTGTAGATGCAGTCAGGGTTGTGCTGCCAGAAGTAGCCCCAGGCGTTAGCGTAATTGGCGTGGTGTTTAGGGCAAGGTAAGGCCCATCCTGAAAATCAACATTGGCGATCGTCCATGCTGTATCTCCAGTCCGCGTAACTTTGCGCGTAGGGTAATCCTCATGGGCAATGAACATCTCTTCTTGATCTTGAGCCGTCTGAAGCTCGAAAAGATCCGCTGTTAAGTATGTCGTCGTAAACTCATAGATTTTTTCGGCGGTTCCAGCTGACGAATAGGCCGTGTAAGCGCTTGAGTCGATTCCAGAGCACTCGAACGTAGTTGCAGTAACATTTGCTACAGTGACACGGCGCTTATTCAGCTGCGTCATGCCAACAATGCCAGTTAGCCACACATGGTCGCCGTTAGAATAGCCGTGAGAGGCGCTGGTAGTGACTACAGCAGGGTTTGCGGCCGTGATGCCTGTAATCGTAGTCGCAGCCTCACGAACTTGGTCAGTGTCCTTAAAAACGCGAGCATAGAGATTGCCCATCTCAAGGATATACGCTTGGTCATCTTTTTGATCAAAGTCAATCAAGCGGCTCTTAACCGAACTGTCTTTCGTCTCAGCAACAAACTTGGTTCCACCACGACGATCGGCCCCACCTTGAGGGCGAACGCGCATGTTTCGCAGCTGTTTTACAGACTGGTCGTAAATCGGAAGATCAGTCCGGCCATACAGCTTTTCGCTAATCTCACCTCCGAGAAAAGCATTAGTAATTATGTTCTGGTCGGGCACTAGTTGCGCTCATCCAAAAAGGTGTTGCTGGTTGTTTCAGGAACAGCGCCTTCTTGCCCATCAGCAGAACGCGCGTCCTTCATGTCTTTCTCATGCTCCCTTTCAGCATCACGCTTAATCGTATTGCTGCCCGTGAGACGAACCGCAATCTTCGAAGCAATATAGCTGGAAAGAGCAATAGAAAAGGCTGCGTCAAACTCAGCAGGATCTTCTTTCCGAGAGATGTACTTGATGTAAGCGACTTCCATGTTTCCAACCAACTTCCGGCCTTCAACCGACCACTCATAGTCATAATGATCGCGAACCTCTAAGACACGAAGGCAATAGGGATCGACCGGCAGGACAAATGACTTGGTTGGGCCCCAATCAGGCCCTGTGGATTCGGCAGCCAAGGTCGCTCGTTCAATCGCAAAATTCCACGGATGCTTACGTAAAACAGAATCTCGACACATGGTGTAAGCAGCGTTGCAGGCTCGAGCTGCCTCAGTGTTGTCCGTTAAGGCACCGATGCGCTGATCGCCTAATAGCGCAAGAGCCATGTTGCAAATGTTTACTTCTGTACTCATTTCGGCACCCAAAGCCCCTTAAAGGTCGAGTCATTTACGGAAGGCTCAACTATTGGATTAAAATACTGGCTAATCTTACGGTCCCACCAATCCCAATTCTCTACAGTCAAGTGAAGTGTCTCTCCAATAAGCGTTCCGCAGTTGTCCTTAACCATGCTGCCCTGAAGAAACAGACGATCGCAACCACCAGCAAGATTAAAGAGCACATCGTCAACGCGATGAGTTGGAATATGCTCGATAACGTCAACACACACACCAAAGTCACAATGTGGAAGATCATCCAGCTGCCAAAGGCAAGCCTGGTAAAAATTGTCTGCTTCAAAACCTTCATCCCTGGAATTTTCCGTGATGTCGATCTGATTGATTTCGGCATTTGGAAATAGCCGGCGAAGCTCGGGCAAAGCCCTGCCAGTCCCACAGCCATAGTCGTTCACAACCGCAACAGACTCATCGACAAAGAGATGCGGGTACTTTTGCAGAAGATGCTCAGCGGGTGAGTGATCGCGGTATTTACCAAGCTTCCACATCCGCGTGTATTTCGACATCTCTTGGTCAAGATCTGTATTGACATTCAGCATTAGAAGAAAGCTTTCCTTCCCTTAGCTTCGTTTGTCGTTTCCCATCCTTGAGCCATAAAATGATGGTTTGTAATTCCAGTTAGGTTATCACTCAGCTCAGCCCTTAAAGAGTGCCCAGGTGGAAGCCAGAGAGGGTTTCCTGACTTTGAAAAGGTCCATCTGACCTGAAGAAAATCTTCTCCAGAGCCCCAGTCGTCAAATTGGACATCAAAACAAACCCGGCCCCAATCTGCGTTTACTTTAATTGGAAGTCCGTCCGTTAAGTCGGTCTCTTCAACTTCATCGGCATTGTAGGTCTTAACTTCAATTCCATTCGTAAGAGCGGAAGCGAGACTTCCGTAAACATCAGCAGCAAAGCCAGACGCCTCGTCCTGAATGTGAATAATCATTCGATGAATGACGTAATACTTTCCAGCTGGCGTCGTGATGCGAAAATCATCTGGGGTTGAATAATCTCCGTTCACATTCTTCGTTCCGCCGCCGTCACCGTCTGTATCAAGAAATCTATAAAGTGGCGTCATTGTGGCTCTCCTAAAATCTCTCGGGTATACGCAGACATCGACGTAACTCGTTCTTTCCATTCCCAACTTTTCGCAGCCATTGCCCAGAGCCCGCGATTTTTGTTGTTGGCAAAGTCATTCCAGTGCGAAGGCGGGCCATAAAAATAACCAGAGTTATCCAGGGGAACGCCGGCAAGTGTGATTTTGTCATACCCAAGACGAAGCCCTACTTCAGTGGCAAACATTGCGCTGGTGCCACAGTCTTTGATGTTCCAGCCGTAAGCCTCGCTTTTCGCGTTGCGCTTACCATGCAAAAGAATTTCCTCATGTTGCTCGTTCATAACAGCGGCCCGAGTGTTTTGAGGGTGAAAGATTGGCGAATCCATGTGACAGCTGGCCCAGTGCTGGAAGCTGCCAAAATAAAGGACGCCGACATGGTTGATCGCCATTTTGTCATGTTCTGGAAAGCTCTTTTCGTAACGCTCTAGGTCATCCCAAAAAGAAGGGGCCGACCCCATAATTAAGAGCCGGCCCCGGTACTGACCTACCAACTCGGCAGGATCTTTTGGCATTTCCTTAGTCTTGAACGTAAAGGAAATAGCCTTTCAGCGTAGCCGCAGCCGGGATAGTCCCGTCATTGATCTGCGCCGTAAGCACAACACCAGCCTGAGATTCGAAAAGTTTCGTCTCAGCACCGCCAATCGTGCCGCTAGGGTTTGTCGCCGCAGCCGAAGAAACGTCAATGCCGTCATCCAACCCATTCGGGTCAGCAGCAACAGCAGTGCCGTCATCGTTGGTGTAGGCGGCCCAGCCAAGGTCCATCGTCCGAGATGCGCCGAGTGCCGAGTTGGCAATGCGGGACAGGGGAAGAAGGACACGAACTTTGCCGGCCGGAAGTTTCACCAAGTAAGCAAGAGAGCCAGCGTCACCAGCGGACGAACCTTGAGTAAACTCAAAGAACGCCATTCGAACGCGACCCCCCCACTCGTGCGTTTCGGGAACCTTTGCAGGAACCGTGACGTACGACTCGGTGTATTGGTCTGAGTATTCGGTTGTTACAGCCATTTCAGTCTACCTTTCGCTTAGGTCGGGTCGCAGGCGATTTCGACAACTTTCTCTTCTTCGATGCGGGTAGCCCCGATCGACATGTCGACGAACACCTGTGTCGAGTAGTTTTTGTCAGGCCGCACATCCATCTCAACACCGATATCCATGCCGATCCCGAGTCCGATCGCCGAAGGATGCCAGCAATAGACGAGCTGATCGCTCGAGGTATCTACGCTGAGGTTGTTGTACATAATGAACTTGAAGCCCATGAAAGTGTCGATCTGGCCGGTCTTCAACGCATAGACATCGTTGTAATCTCGGCTCGTCACTTCCGTTTCAGCGAGCAGATTGGAAAGCTGCTTCGAGTTTGCAACGCAAAACAGCGTATCGTCAGGATCCACTGCATCCGCTGCAAGCAAGATATCGCGAGCTGCGATAAGCTTGCCCACGGTCAATCCGACATCGCCGGAACCCGCGTCGTAGGTGTGGTTGTTGACCGCAACTTTTTGGGCGGAAGGCAAAGCAACGGCTGTCGCCGCGTCGTCTTCGTCCATCGAGTATGCGCTACCACCCATCGCTCCGTAGATTGCCGTGTCGTATTCACGACCAGCAGCCCAGACCGCGTTGGTCATGTAGGAGCTATCAGGATCTGCCGCCATTTTGGCCCGATCGGCTTTGTCGATGAGATCGGCCCAGACAAAATCCTCAAGCGTGAGCCGACGCCGGCTGTGCGGAGTCGAAACAAGAGGCGTGTCCTGGTGGCGGGAAGTGCGCCGCTGCATTGCAGTTGCGCCGATGCGGTCGAAGTAACCGGCTTTGCCTTCAAGCATATCCGGATCATCGCGAACTGCGCCGCGAAGCTTCGAACCTTTTTGCTGAGACAACATAATAAAGTTGTCTCGATACTGTTGTTTAAATGAAACAGGTACTTCTGTAGACATTAGTTTTCTCCCAGAGAACAGATGATCGATTCTGTCGGCTGAGTAGTCTGACTAATGTCAGGCCCATCCTTGGGCTAACGCGCCCCTAGCGGTCTTTCGACGGTTAGGGCAAAGCGGACAAGCCGCTAAGTAATCCTATTTCCTCTATACAGCATTCTTAGGCGGCCTGCCTAATTTTTTTTTCGGCGCTTCGTCAGCAGTCAGCCAAGTAAAATACATCTCTGCAAGTTCTTGGAATTTGGTCACAGAATTTGGCGTTCTGTTTGTAATTGCCAGACGCAATGCCTCAAGGCGCAAGACATCGCGCCGCGTAAGCGGTTCACTCTGCATAAGCTATTTTTTATTAAGAGTTGACGCTTGATAGGCACGATTACTTTTTGACGTAAACGGCATTCCCTTGCTCTGATTAGCAACGGCCATTCCTTTAGGCGAATTAATGATTTTTTTTGCTCGAGCAATTGCAGCATTAGCTCGTTTAATTGAATCAGAGGGTTTGTCTTTTGAGTAGTGGTTTGGCATTACAGCACTCCTATCCAGGGTTATTGTCGTAGGCGATAACGTAGAGCTCAGACATCTCTTTGTAAGCATCAGCGTGACCAGGCTTATGCTTGCTGTGGTACGGATGTTCCGGATTGTCGCGGATCTCTTTAATCTTTGCTTTTGCGTCTTCTGGCGTTAGATCGCCGGATTGTTCACTCATTTCGCCGCCTTTACTGGCCGATTCAGAGATAGTCCCGCCGATCTCAGAGAGACTTTTCATCAGTTTTGGATTCGCCGCCGACAAAGCGCGAAGCGTTTTTGCCTCTTCTTCGCCAAAGAATTGGCCAAGTGCACGATCGACTGCGCTCATCTTCTTATCATAGTCGGCACCCCACTCGGTGCGAAGCTCCTTTGCCGATGCAGAGGCAGCCTCAGAAAGCGCAGCCGCCTGTTGCTCAACCTGACCCTGGAACACCTTCATGTACCAGTTCATGTTCTCCTGCGCTTGCTTAGGCGTCATGCCGACTTCATGGGCGTGTTGCCGGAAAGATGCCAGCGCTTCTTCGCTGAAGTTCTGGCCTTCCATTTTTGGCAACGCCAGCTCGTATTTATCCGGACTTTCCGGCCGGCCGATACGGTTCCAAAACTTACCCCAATCCTCAGCGCCAGCATTTTCGCCGGGAATTGTCGTCATTGAGCCGAGTTTGCTCTTGGTTTCGAGAAACGATTTTGCGAGACCACCAACGTCCTTGAAGTCTTTCAGTGAAGGGTTTTCACGAAGGTCTTCTGGCAGTAGTGCAGCAAAATCTGCGCCGCCATTTTCGTCGTCACTCACTATCATTCTCCGTTTGTTGTTCCAGTTTTCGAGGGTCAATCCCAGCCATACGGATCATTTTCAAATAGACGCTACGCTGGCCTTCATTGTAATCGGTCTGCCGAGCCGATTTTGGATCAAAAGAAGGCCGTCTACCGTAGTTTCTGTAAAGCTCTTTAAGGAGTTCCTGACCATCTGGGCTAAGAAGAACACGTTTGTAAATCTCTGATTGCTTCTTGAGGACGTTTCTCATTAGTTCCTTAGTTTGGCTTGTGCACTCGCTTGTGTCTCAGCGATTTGGGCTTGAGCTAGGCCCTGTTGAATCTGTTGCTGTTGTTGCTGTTGCTGAGCCCGAGCATTACGAATTGCGTCTACTTGAGATTTCGAGCGGATGATCTTTTCCGGAACATCTTGATTCTCAGCAATAACCCGAGCGGCTTCATCATGATCGACAATATCGAAGACTTGCGGATCGACTTGCGCCGGCTGTGCAAGGCTTTCGTAAACACGCTGGATAGCAAAGACTTCTGCAAGGCGTTCAGCTCGAGCAAGCGGCCCGCTGTACTTGATCTCAATGTCCGTCTCATTGCCAAAGGCCTCAACCAGCTCATCTGGCGGCTCTTTAAGCGCACCAGCACGAACCATGATGTTAAACACACGATCAATCAGCGGATTTAGGAATTCCGTCTCAAGACGCCCTAATGTCGGGCCCAAAACACGCTGCATGAGCTCGACTCGGGTCCGGATTTCCTCAGCTGTCATACGATCTGACTGAGGCAATTCTAGCTGATCAGCGAAGAAAGTTTTCTGGATGCTCTCACGCAGCTCAGCAAACTTGATCTGAGAGATATCCGCACGAACACGCGATTCATAAAACCACAGAGCGTCTCTGTCGCGAACGATTGTGCCCTTGTTCGGACGTAGATCGACTGTGCCGATAACGCCATCATCCAGGGCAAACCAAGGCGGATCCAGTGCTTTAGCAAAAGCGCTTAGGTCCAGCTCAGTTGCCTTGTTCAAAACCTTAATGTCTGCGAGGGCCGTACTACCGGGCCCTCTGCCATATCGCTCGCCGCTGTTGCGGGACCAGCGCGTTGGCATGGAGTTGAATTCGTGCAGCCCACCCTCTTCGAGCATGTTTTCAGCTTCGAGCTCGAGCCAATAGTCAGCCCAAGGCATGTTGAGCGAGTCACGTTTTTCGGGATCTCGTTCGTGGCGGGGTACGATACAACGTAGGAATTTGAAGTTTTTTCCAGGTTCTTCGGCGAGCGCCCTTTGAAAGTCTTTTGAGAAGTTGGCCTTGGGAAACTTTGATTTTGCCTGCCGTGCGCTCCAAGTATGAATATAGAAAACGGCGTTTCCTCTGCCCCATTCATCCTCTTCAAAAACGTACGACTCGATCGGCGTTGTCATGAATTGCAGGCCGTTCCATTGCCGGCGACCAGACCGGGGATCGCACATCAGATTGGCTGTCCCGAAGCCCGTCAGGTCCATGTAGAATTCATGGGCTTGGTTATGGAAATTTGACTGGTTTAAAGCTTTCCACATCCGGATGCTGGTATCTTGCAGCCACTCTCGGACATTACGATTAGCGTCAAGGTCTTCGTCGTTTTCAATCCTGAGATCGAACCAACGGAATGAACGGCTTGTAAGCGTTCCTTGAAGATTGGCTGCCAACACTTCATGAAAGTGCATTGGCGCAGAGGAAAAGCGTTCCTTATGTACTTTCTTACCGCGCGCCCGCATGCTTTGGATAGTGGCCTTACGCGGGATTAGGTGATCGGCAATTTCCTGAAGATGCGGAGCCCAATAACGAAAGATCCGGTTTCCGTCTTCCCAGCGGGCAATGAGTTCTTTGGGGTTATGCTCAGCCATGAATTAACCAAAAACCGAGTAATTTTCGACGGTGCCAAAAGACTGAGGGCGTAGATTTGAGTCGCCCGGCAATCTCGCGATTCGTTGCATCATAATCGCGTACCGGGTTGCATCCATCAAATCGTCTCGTTCTTTGACTATCTTGCCATCTTTACGATGGTAGGTACGGAATTCGTCCCACCAATCGTTTAAGTGTGAAGCCACCTTAAACCGACCAGTGCTCATCCTGTCAAGCAATTCAGTAATACCGGCTTCGACGGAAAAACCGCCGGCTTCATGCGTGGCGTGTTCTTTATGCATCTTTACGCCGTCTTTACGCCATAAATCTGCGATCGGTTCACCTGAACGGCCGTCATGCTTATGACCGTCATGCGGCCATGCCATCGGGATCCATTTGCCGCGTCCTTTAATCGCTTTGGTGTGGACTGCAAGTTTCTCTCGGCTCTGCCGGTAGGCGTCATAGAGATAGATGGTATCGGTATCTGCATCAAAGCGCATGAATACAGCGGCCGTTGGATGGTCCCAGTCTCCAAAGTCAACTGCGCCCCATCCACGCCAGTACGAGGGGAAGCCACCAGCCATGTCCGATAGGTTAAATTTGATCTGTTCTTCGGGGATCGGGTAGATACGCCCAGAACCGAGCATCGGGATACCCCGTGCACGGGCGTCTTTTTCGTGATCTGGATACTGGTCGATGATTGAAGCGCGATCTTCGTCGCTGTAGTGCTGAGCATCTTCCAGGTCCATCTGGACGTAAAACCGGGCAGACTTTTTGGCTTTCTCTTCGGGCTGCATAAAGCGCCTGACAACCTCTGACATTCCCATTAGAGGGGTAAACGTCAGTAGGGTAGGCCCTTGGGACACGTTAAGCCGTGTCAGGCCTTCTGTGTAGATCTCTAGGGGCGGTTCCTCATCGAACCAGATACCGCCTCTAAGGGTCTCTCCCTGCCACTTCTCACGCCCTTTCTCGTAGGACTTAAACCAGCAATAGCTGGTCTGGCCGGAAACGTGTGTGACAGTGAAGTTGTCCACGGCGTCTGGTATCCCACGGGCGAGCTGCACAACGTCTAGGGCCTGCAAGGGGATCATGCCGGTCCCGTATTCTCTCTTCCGGCCTAAGAGCACTCTCTGAGGGTTATCGCGGGTCGTTTCGGCCGTAACACCACCAGCCCACCACTCAGTCCCAGTGCTGTATCGCCTCGCTGTCTCAGGCCACCAATCCGGATATAGCCCCGTCATGTGAAAAGCGACCTCAGCGCCAGCACACCATGTTTTGCCTACTTGGTTGGCGGCCATCAGCATACGCTCACGCTCCGTCGCCGCGTGAAACTGCATCTGCTTCGGATACGGATAGTAAAGCAGCAACTTGTTAAACCGCTCGTACCGCTCGAGCTCATCCGTAATCCGAGCCAGCTCAGCGTACTGATCGTCTAGCGGGACATTCTCGAGATCCGTGTCAGACATCAACAACTCCTAACATAGGGTGCGACAACATGTCGCAGGGACACATCTAGTCGAATATCCAAATCCATGATATCTGTCTTTCCGCCCCGTCACCAAAAACACTCTGCGATCTTCAAGATCCTCGAGCCGGGCAAAATACTCTCCCCAAAATATCTCAGAAAACCAACTCTCTAACACCAAAATACAACCCTTTGGTGGTGACAGAATTGGCACTCCATAATTAAACAGTGCCAAATTTGGCACTCGTTAGTGCTTCTGTCCAAAAAACCCCCTAATAACAACACTTTGGTCTGTCAGACAAAATCACCCAAAACACCAATTTATACACCAAACACGGGTGAGCTAACCCAAACACCAAATATCAACTGTGACATCCATGCAACACCCGCAACTTTTTAGGGCCAATGTAGAGTGGAGTATCTCCCCGCAAGATCGGAGATCAATTGGGGGACATAGGGGTCACTGATAGACAAAAAAAACTAACAAAGAACAAGCGAAGATTGTGCACCTGAGGGAGAGTAATCACCCTCATGAGACCTAATGGACAGAACCAGGCGTTCCTTCGTCAATATCATCACCCACCGGCTTAGGTTTTGACGTGTGTGTAGTGTCGTTGGACACTCCCTCACTCGTATCTCCATCCTTATTAACCTGATCCTGGTTAATCTGTTGTTCTTTCTTATCAATAGCCAAGAGCAGTTTCTGCGCTCGCTCTCTTAGAAGAGAGACATCTTCTGATGTTGTTGATTCGAGGTTAAGTACTTGTTCTATCGGCTTATATCCGGCTCTATCGAGTAGATCCTTGAGAGAGTCATGTCTGACTTTCTCTGATTTAGCCTTCTCTGCGAGTTTGACCATACCCGCGAGTAGTCCTGGTCCTAGAGCTCTAAACTGGGCTTGATTGAGTTGTTGGATTCGATCAAGGACATGCTGTCTTTGCAAGAGCCTTGAAGCTGAGACGCCTGCGGCTGATTCTGCGTATCCTGCCTCGAGTGCAGCGTCTTTACGCTTACCATTATTGGTAACAAAAGCGATGCAGAATGCTTCTTCCTGCTGTGAGAGCTTAGACCTTGGTTGTCGAGCCATCTTGAGCCTTACTTTAGATTAGCGGTATCTTTGCGCTGGATGTTAGCACGGATGCAGGTCTGACGACCATGAGGCCTTACGGCCTTAGAAAGTACGGCCTGCCGGCCGTTAGCGTGGTACCGAATCCTTTAGCTGGAACATGCTTTACCTAAGCTCCGCCGCGTCGGTAAGAGACTGCTTCACTTAGGTAGGACCAAAGACCAGCTTAGTGCGTTTGAGTCGTTACACAGCCTCTAACCTCTGCGTTCGCCAAGTAAAGCTACATCATCATCATCATGAACGCCCGGCGGGATATATTTCGCACAGTAAAGAGGGCCCATACAGCCTCGTGAGCGTGTTCTTTCCTATCTACTTGGTATCGGGAGTCGCTTCCTCCGGCAGTCGCCCTAGCGGGCTCCTTTCTCCGTGCAGCTCTGGTTTGAGTCAAAGGTTTCTGACCCTCTTGACAGTGCAAAATTAGCGCCTTGAGGCGTTCATTCCGAGCGCTGATTAGGAGAGTGAGACATGGATAGAGAAGCTGACTGGATGGAGTGCGAAGAGCCGGAAGAAGAATCACCGGCTTTCGTCAGAGGCCAACTAGAGAGAAACTTGAGAGAAGCGAGAAACGAGATAGAAACGCTTCAATGGCTCTTAGAACCAGCAAAGAAGCTCAACTCAGCATCCTATGCAACACACAAAGAAAGGACATTGAGACTCATCGAAAGCATCGAAGAGACCATCGTTTTCCTTGAAGCAGAACTCGAAGGAGATCAGCAATGAGAAACATTCTCGACCTAAGAGCTCCAATTGGTCAGGAGCAACGCATCAAAGAACTCATGGAGATCCTGGATGAACTCGACCCAGACACCGAAACGGCTGAAGAAATTGCATCTGACATCTGGGTTCTCACTTACGAAGAAGAGGCGAAAGAAAGGACAGCCTAGCGTTTGGTTAGTAATTCTAGCGTATCTCGTAGCAATCGCCCTATCTGGGGCAATCACAGCAATCCTTTAGGAGGATCAACATCATGGCAAAAATTCAATCCCTTCCCGAGCACATGGAAATTCTCGAGCACGTCATTGAGGAAGAAGACGCCGCAGCGACGGCACAAGACATCGCCGAGTACCTGGTGAGTCTTATGAACGACGTTGGCGACGTCCTGAAAGACCGTCCCTACCTTGCAAATGCAGTGTTGCGAGGTTTTCCCGGTCAGATCCAGTATCACTTGCGCGGTAAGGAGAAAGCAGCCGCCAAGGCTTCGGATTACGGCAAGTACCTTGCACGAGCGAATGACGGCACTGAGATCTCCGATTCGAAGTTGCAGAGGCAAGCAGAGTTCGTTCGATCGCTGGTCAATGACCTAAACGAGCTCGACGGCATCCTCGAAGCCGTGATCGAGAACTACAACGTCTGGGCCGACTCACTCTCCGGTGAAAACGAAAACGGCTCAGCCCGCGAGTTCTCACACTTTGGTTCAACGTCGAGCTTTGACAAAGGCAACACCCTTGCGAACAAGGAATTCAGCGAAGCATCTGCCAAGCTGGACAAGCGGTTGGCGAAGAATAAGCGCAGCCGTTAACGCCAGGACACCGAATGGCGAGGCCCACCCGGGAGTGAGGCGCTAAAACCTCACCACTAAGGATAAGGGCTCGGTGAATCTGAGGGAGAGGGCTTCGGCCTTCTCCCTTCTTTTTTGACTTTTAGGCACCAAGAAATGCCGAGCTACAGCCAGGGCTCCCGAGCCCTAGCGCTCAACACCAGGGCTTTGCCCTGAAAAGAACCAAAAACCAAACCAGAAGGTGGAGCCTTCGGACGTAAATGCAAAAAAGGAAAGCAAATGAGCCACTTTTTCACAATCGTCATCACAGCACTCAAGTCAATGGATGATCCAAACCTCGTTGAGGAAAGTGTCAACTTTCAGCTAGCACCCTTCGAAGAAGGATTAGGGACAGAAAGCTGGAAATGGGACTGGTATTTACCGGGTGGACGTTACGATGGTGTGCTTCTGAATCAGTACCGAGATCACGGTGACGATGGCTTTAATTTTGCTGAGAAAGCCCGTCAAACAAACAGAAACATGGCCTTTGTTTCGGACGTAATCGCTGCTCACAACGACAAAAAAGTAGAGCAGGAAGCGTTTGCCTTTGCCGTCTTAACTCCTAAAGGCGATTGGATTGAAAGAGGCTCTATGGGCTGGTGGGGAATGGTCAGCGACGAGAAAGACCTCAAAGAGTGGGGCGAGGTATTTTGGAAAGTTCTGGAAGAATACCAAGCTAATGTCGCTGTTGGAATGGATCTTCACATCTAGAACAACGCACGGAGACCCTAATGAAGTCACCAATAGCCGCTGTAGGGCTCATAGAGGCCGCTAGAACGCTTTGGAACGTCAAAAAAGTCCGAGACTACCGGGAAAAGCTCGCACGTAAGATATCAGGCGATGAAAAAGTCGGACGTAAGCTCGCAGATGAAATGCTTTCAGAACTGTTTGCCGACAACGATCGCCTTCACAAAGACATCAAGCATGTAATCCGAATACTTCATGAGCATGGACAACAGCTCAATACCATTGACGCTCGGGTCAACATCATCAAAAGCCGTCTTGAAAGACGAGGCTTAGGTGGGATTCTGAAAGGAAAGACCGATGAGTAAAGAAGAATGGTTCAAACATTTTGAACGTAACCTCAACAACGGCATTCCGTACGAACAAGCCAGCGAGAAAGCCCGGCAAGACCAGATAGACGAGATGGCTGATCGCATCGATCAAGCGCGTCTAAAGAAAAAGGAGAAACCCAATGAAGTTTTGGCTCCTGATACAAAGAGCTCTTGATCGCTACAAGCCCTTCAAATTTGTCATCACCCACGATAGCCGTGGTCGTTGGTACGTTGCTGTAGCGCAAAGCAAGCTCAAAAAAGTCGGCCCTTACTTCACTCAACCGCAAGACGTTCACAAATTTTTGGAGATGCTGGAACATGGTGACGAAGCCACCTTCAACAACACAACCGGGAACAAGTCTCGATAGCCTAAATGAAGATGAGCTCGCTGAGTATTTCATCGACTCGGCTCTGAGAGACGTTACCTGGGGAATCAAAACTCTCAAGGATTATTACGAAAAGCATCCGGATCTTGTTGTCCTTCGATTCTACGAGATGGGATGTCAGCACGATTCCCTTGGTTCCTTTCTTGAAATCATCTTCAAGCAAATGGGGGACAAAGTATGGAAGGGCTCTTCGCAGGCATCCTGACATCGATCGCCATCCTGATCGTTCTTTGGAAGATCGGATTTAGGCGCTTCAAGTACATCGAAGTGCCAATGGACATCGCCGTAACACTTGGACTGATGTTCCTCTTCTGGGGAACTTTTAGCGGCATGATGACTGCCATCTTTGGCGGTTTGTTCTTCTCAATTTTATTCAGACTAGCGGTGAGGCTATGACAGAGGACGAAGCCAAGACCAAGTGGTGCCCGTTTGCGCTGGTCGCTAGGACCAACTACGCAGCCAACCGCAGAATGGGTGGCGGTGCGTCGAGTTTTGCACAATGCATCGGCTCCGAGTGTATGGCCTGGCGATGGGGCGAGAGGTTAGAAAGCGAACGCGAAGCCTACATGCGTGGGACGGACCTTCGGCGGACGTTGCAAAGTAACACCGATGGCTACTGCGGACTGGCCGGTAAGCCATGATTCCAGGCGCATGCATTTGCTTAAATTGCATTCATTGGAGTTCACCAGAAAAGCACTGGGCTAACGCTGGTTTTGGTGAATGCTCCAAGATTCCTCACCGTGAAACCGTTGGAGAATGGCAGGAAAAAGAACCCTTCGATTGGATTGTTCCTGAACACATCTTTGCCATAGCTCAAGACGCATCAGGATATTCAGCGTCTCTAGGTACGCGCCCTAACTTTGGTTGCATTCTTTGGGAGAAAAAAAATGAAAGGTGAAAATCTGCCTGCAAATATTTTAATCGGGCAAAAGGTTGTCGAAATTCGAGAGATGACCAAACAAGAGCTAGACGATGAAATGTGGGCTGACCACGGAAACATTTACGACAAAGTTTTTGTCATCGTTTTAAGCAACGGAATGAAGATTTACCCAAGCAAAGACATGGAAGGCAATGGCCCTGGTTGTTTCTTTGGCCGCATAAAAGACAGCTTCTTTTTCTTGGAGACAAGCAAATGAAGATTACACGAGAGCAACGAGAATCTCTTTACCTAATTTGGCTAAGAGGTATGCCGAGCAGTCTAATTCCCAAATACAGAAGCAACGGAAATGGTCTGCAAACATACCTAACATTTCGTCGAACGGTCCTGCCGGGGCCAGACTGCATCATGGTTCAGTGGCAAGGCATGTGGCTCGGCATAGAGCCTGACGGCTACACTCATAGTTAGGGGGAAGAATGAAAATCACCTTTTTGGTTCAAACATCTGAGCCCAAAGTTCACCTAATTCAGCACAACACATCTTTTGGCGATCGATTTCTTTACGAGAAAGGAAAAACTGCAATCAGTCCAATCAGGTTCTCACATGAAAATGAATGGGAGAGATACAAAGACGCCCATCCGGACGTAATGGCAAAAATGAACTGGAACGACAATCCATACGACTCGCCTCAGCTTATTGGCGTGATTGAAGGCCTGGTCAAATTCCTTCCAGATCCAGGCAAAGACCAACTTGTTTACAAACAAAGGAAGAAAAAATGATTCTTGAAAGACTCTCTATGAGCCGTGGCTACTATTACGGCGAAGATGCTCCCCCATTGACTGGAGAAATTCAGTTTAAAGGGAAAACTGGAACAGTTCAGATCCAGCTAAACGAAGCAACAAGTTTTAAGATTTTGTCAGTCGTTGCTGATCAACTTGTTGAGTCGTCAAAAGAACTCGCAATGGATCTCACCAAAGAAGTTCTTGAAGCAGCTAACCCCCTTATTGCAATTGAAGGAAGCCAAGATGAAGAACGGACGTAGTTACCCCGATTTTGTTGCAGAGCTCGAACGGCAAGCGCAGACAAAGGAAGACTTTGTTGTCGAACAGCCTGCAATCATTTTTGATCCTTGTGAGGGAACACACGGCTCCGTACACTTCAGCGATAGCGGCGATCGGCCGTCCTATCAGCTGACGACACAAGCCAGCAAACAACTTGCAACACGGCTTGGCATTCCGCAGAAATACTACGAGCGGATGGAAAAAGAACAGCCGGTATTGCTTGGACGTAACGTGAACCAATGGCTTACGGATGATCCCAACAAGCGAACCATGATTCGTGTTCTCGACGGTCAGGCCCGAGCGTTTCTCTCCGATCGATACAACAGGATCGACAACTACGATGTTTTCACGACTGTTGCTCCGATCTTCAAAGAGATGGCGGCAAACAACAATTTGACGTTTGCATCGGCGCAGCTAACGGAACGGCGGATGTATTTCAAGGTATTGTTTCCGCGTATCGAAGGCGAACTGGAAGTCGGAGACCCAGTGCAGGCCGGTGTTGTGATTGCAAACAGTGAAACAGGGCATGGATCTTTTGAGATCTCTCCCTTGCTTTATCGTCTGATTTGCAAAAACGGCATGAAGTCTGCCGATCGAATCACTCGGCGTCATGTTGGCAGTCATGTCACGGCTGATGAAAACGGCGTAGCATTTCGGGATGAAACCCGTAAGGCCGACGACAAGGCATTGATGATGAAAATCGAAGACACGCTTCGTCATTGCATTGATACGGCAGCCTTTGAAAACACGGTTGCCCGATTCCGTGAGACGAAAGAAATCAGCTTTGCCGGCCAGAACCCGGCTGATGTTGTTCAGCGTTTGGCAAACACTTTCAACCTGAGTGAATCAGAGCAAAGCGGTGTGCTGACCAGCCTGTTCGAGTCTGGTGATCGTCTCACTGGCTTTGGTCTGATCAATGCTGTGACAGCATGTAGTCAGATTGTGGACGACTACGATCGTGCGACTGAGCTGGAAGGTCTTGGCGGCAAGATGCTGGATCTCAAGCCGGCCGAATGGATGCAACTAGCGGCTTAGACAGCCCTGCTGAGCACTTGGAGCCCTTCTGGGGTGATTATACCTAGAAACAGGAAAAACGCCCTAAAAGGGCTCTGAGAGTTTTATAGGAGTATCAAATGGCATTTAAAGAACTAGTCTTTACCCGAGATATTTTGGGTTTGGAATGTGAAATCGCTGTCATTTTTGAAGGTGACACAATCTATGAGCTGACTGCGAGCCATAAGGGCAAAGAGCTGGAAGGTCTAAGCGATTACGGCTTTCTGGATGCTTTTGGCAAGATTGTGTCCTTTGAGTCTCAGCTTATGGACGACGCCTGGGATGAGAAAGCTAGTGAGAGACCATGAAATGACCAAGTGGACCCGCGTACTAGAAACAACCACGTTTGCCAACGGCGAGACAGAAACACTCTACTCCTATGTTGCAATTATTGCTGGTAATCGGTGTGAGATTAATAAGGGTTGGTCGCGCTCGCAGGGCACAGGTTGGGAGTTCTACCGCCCTGGCAAGAAAGTGCCGGTATGGGCCAAGACACTGCGAGATGCAAAGTTAGCAGCCGAAAGAGCGGCCAAAACGGAATGCTAACTCGCATACACGTAAACCAGCACGTCATTAAGGCCAACCAAAAGCATGGCCGGAA